TTCCGTAACCCACAAGAAATGCGTAAGGCTTGCCGTGTACTAGTACGTAGCTTGAGTAATCTATTACAGTATCAAGACTTTTTAAGTGTACAAAGTAAATTAGCCAATCAAGATTTTGAACCCCTTGGTGTTGGCATCACAAACTTAGCATATTGGCATGCCCGCAAGAGTCTTAAATACGGTGAACCTGAAGCATTAGCTGAAGTTAAACGTTGGATGGAGTATCAAGCATACTACCTTACTGAAGCAAGTGTAGAACTGGCCCAAGAGCGCGGCCCATGTCAGCGTAGCGAATACACTTACTACGGTCGGGGAGTATTTCCTTGGGAACGCCGAGCCAAAGGTGTCAACGAACTTACCGATTTTACACCTAGTATAGATTGGGAACCGTTGCGTGAACGCATGAAGAAATACGGCATTCGTAATGCTACCCTAATGGCCGTGGCACCGGTCGAGTCCAGCTCAGTTGTGTTAAACTCCACCAACGGAATTGAAATGCCGATGGAATTGATTTCTGTTAAGGAATCGAAAGCTGGGTCGTTTGTACAAGTCGTGCCAGAGTACAAACGTCTAAAGAATCGTTATCAGTTGATGTGGGAGCAAACTGACTGTGTTGATTACCTAAAGACATCAGCAGTATTAGCAGTATACATTGATCAAAGTTTAAGCACTAATACTTTTTATAGTCCACGACATTTCAAAGATGGTAAGGTACCTGGCACATTAATTGCTAAGAATCTAATGCTGGCTTATAAGTGGGGATTGAAGACCATGTACTACAGTTTGATTGACAAGGTAGGTAGTAAGAATATTTTAATGACCCAGAGTGATAGATTAGTAACAGCGGAACCTGTTACTATATATAATGAACTAGAAGATGAGGACTGCCTGGCCTGCAAACTTTGAGTTGTAAATTATAAGTTTTCTGTAAGTTGTGATAAATAAACTTATAGGAGACTTATATGGATTACCAAAAAATATACGATAACATAATAAGGAGAGGACAGAACAGAATATTAGAAGGATATAGTGAAAAGCATCATATCATCCCGAGATGTATGGGAGGAAATGATGAAGTAACTAACTTGGTATCATTAACGCCAGAAGAACATTATTTGTGTCATCTGTTATTAGTTAAAATACATCCTAACAATATACGCCTTGTCAGAGCCGCTATGTTTATGGTATCATCGAACAGTAATGTACAGCGAAACAACAAAGCATATGGCTGGTTAAAACGACAATATTCTGAGTATATGCGTGGCCCTAACAATCCTGGAAAAAATCAACCAAAAGGTTCTGCACATTGGAAATTCGGAAAACCGTTTGACACATCGTGTTTTACAGAATCTGGATTGAAATCTATGTCTGAAGCAAAACGTGGTGAAAAGAATCCAAATGCTGGAGTCAAACCGTGGAATCACCCTAGAGCAACCGATGTTACTCGTTCATTATGGAAAAGGGCTGATGAGATTTATAATATATGGATTGCTAACAATCAACCATCATATTGTAAGTTGTATGGATTGACAATGAATAAAAATTATAATTGGAAAGATGATGGTAAAGAAGCAGGTCCATTTATGAATATGGTAAAGTATTTTAGGAATGGTTGGATTCCTACACAAGACAAAGAATGGACAATTTTATGAACATATATTTAGATATGGATGATGTGGTAGCCGATTGGCATACTAGTGCAGAAGAATTTCTTAAAATGAAATGGGAAAGAGAAGGTGGTCGTATTCCGCAAGAAGATTGGGATAAGATTAAAATGAATTCTAGATTTTATCGACATTTGCCTTTAAAAGACAATGCACATGATCTAGTGGAATATTGTCGTGCTCTTGTTGAATCTGGTAAAGTAGAGAATTTATTTTTTCTATCAGCACTACCACGCAACAATGACATGCAGTGGGCGATACAAGATAAAGTTTTTTGGGCGCAAGAACACTTTCCGGGTATTCCTGTCTTCCTTGGGCCATACAGTACTGACAAATGGAAGCATTGTAAACCAGGTGATATATTAATCGATGATAGAATTAGTAATTGTCAAGAATGGGAAAATGCAGGTGGCCAAGCACACATCTATAAAAAATGGGATGAGTGTAAAATATGGCTAGAACACACACTAGGTAATTAATGTTAGAAACAATCTGTGACATAATGGTAGACGCTTACAAGCGTAATTGGATAACGAGTCGTGATGGCAACGTTAGTATTCGTCACCACGACCGTGACCATTTCTATATTACACCAAGTGGTGTTCGTAAGCAGACATTACAGCCTGATCAGTTTAAGAAGATTGGCATTAGTCGCGGTAATCATACTAATCCTATTGCACTTGAACTACCTTACAGTGATATCAGTGCTAATTTAAAACCTAGTGGAGAACTGCCATTACATTTTGGATTACAAAGAGAAATGGGACAGCATAAAAATGAAGTTCGAGTAGTTGTACATGTTCATCCAACATACTGTATTGCAGCCATGCATGCCGGTATTGATCTCAGTACTATTAGCAATGAGTTTCCAGAATTAAACCGTTATACAAAAGTAGCTAAGAATGTTCCAGATGTTCCGCCAATTAGTCAAGAACTTGCAGATCGATGTCACGAAAACTTGTGGCTTCGAAAAGACGGTACTATTGGGTTTGATATTGTAGGGATTAAGGGACACGGTGTAGTTGCTATTGACACTAGCCCGTGGCGTGCTTACGAGCATATAGAAAGATTAGAACACATCTGCAAGATAGTACTTGCATCAGGAGCATATTAATATGAGTAAAGAACAATATAATTTATTAAAACAAACAAATTATCTTAAACGTAAGATGTTTTTAGATCCAGAGGGTCCTGTAACTGTACAGCGTTTTGAGGAAGTTAAGTATCCTAAGATTGCTAAATTTGAAGAATTGGCTCGTGGCTTTTTCTGGGTACCAGAAGAAATTAGTTTGACCAAAGATAAGATGGATCACAAAGATGCCAGCGATGCAGTTAAACATATTTTTACCAGCAACCTACTTAGACAAACAGCACTAGACAGTATACAAGGTCGTGCTCCTGGCCAGATATTCAGTCCTGTAATCAGCATACCAGAACTTGAAGCACTAGTAAGCAACTGGAGTTTCTTTGAGACAAACATCCACAGTAAGAGCTATAGTCATATCATCCGCAATGTCTATGGCGTGCCAAAAGAAGTCTTTAATACTATACATGAAACAGCTGAAATTGTAGACATGGCTGCTGGCATTGGTCGCTACTACAACGATCTTCATAAATTAAATTGCCAAAGTGAATTATTGCCAATGGGTGTTCCAGAAAAAGAACACATCAAAGCGATCTGGTTAGCGCTCAATGCCAGTTATGCACTAGAAGCATTTCGCTTCATGGTATCATTTGCTACAAGTTTAGCCATGGTAGAGAACAAGATCTATATTGGCAATGGTAACATCATCAGCTTAATTCTACAAGACGAGTTATTGCACACAGAGTGGACTGCTTGGTTGATCAACAATGTGGTCAAAGACGATGACCGTTTTGCCAAAATAGTTGAAGAATGCCGAGATGAAGTATATGCTATGTATATGGAAGTTATAGAAGAAGAAAAAGCATGGGCAGACTATCTGTTTAAGAAAGGCCCTGTAATTGGTCTTAATGCTACTATTCTAAAAGACTTTGTAGACTATACAGCATTTACACGACTAAAGGATATCGGCATCAAGTATGCTGAGGAACATCCACGTAGTAGTCCTATCCCATGGTTTAATAAACATGTAAACATAGGTAAAAAACAAAGTGCGTTACAAGAAACAGAGTCAACGAATTATGTTATTGGAGTAATGAGCGATAGCGTTACCTATGATGACTTACCAGACCTATGAATATACAATGATTAGAATATTAAAAGAAACAATTTTATTAGCTAGATTAAAATTTAATCAATTTAGAACGTATAAAAAATATACAGGCCCTTTAGTTGATGCAATGGGGCAGATTAATCTAGCAATTGATAGTGAACATCTGAAAAATGTTTTATCTACATCGGGCGTTACACATCTTGCATTGTTTGGTCGAGCAAATGGAATTGACAACAACAGCGATGAACACGTATTCGAAATTAGTCAAACATTAAAAGACAGAATTGTATTTGGAGCAGTCAAGGGTTTTGATCACCAAAACGATATTACTCCAAGTTTTATTAAAGCGATTCAGCGAGACATTAAACGTGGCGCTCGATTCGTCGGTGAAATACAATGTACACATGCTGACAAGTATAATAATTTAAATAATTATAATGTTACCAACGAAGTAAACTTAGCAGGTGAGCGTTATATAAATCCCCTTTCTCCTAATTTTTTAAAATTGATGGATATTCTTGACGGCAAAGATATACCAGTAATGCTACATTGGGAAATGTACAACTGGGAAAGAGACTGGCCTAAATTTAACGAGCTTTTTACTAGATATCCAAATATCAATTTTATAATTCCACACGCTGGATACAATAGTGCTGTCCATGCACACGAAATATTAAGATTGCATCAATCACATGTTTACTTTACACTTAGTAAACGCGAAATGTTTTATTTCAAATATAAATGGTTATCGTTTAAGGGCAAGGATATCGGAAGATACACTTTAGCCAGCTACGATAAATTAAATAAGCTCAGTAGCAGTATGTTAGAGCCAAACGGTAAAATTCAAAGATTGTGGTATGACGTATTAAAAAAATATTCTAACAATTTTATGTTTGCAACTGATTGTCATAAAGAACACGCATGGAGTGTTTATCCTGAAATCGTCGACCACTGGAGAGATATCCTTGGACAGTTGCCCGAAGATTTAGCAGAAAAAATTGCATTTAAAAATGCAAAGAAATTATACAAGATACAGTAAGGATTATTATGAAAGCAATATTATGGAGTAAGTACCATTGCCCCAACTGCGACCAAGCGCATCAATTATTGAAAGCTAACGGTTATCAAATTGAAGAACGTAAAATCGGTGATGGGTATACTCGAGAAGAACTATTTGAAGAAGTACCCAATGCTCGCAGTGTTCCACAGATTTTTATTGAAGATGCCTATGTTGGTGGTCTTAATGAACTCAAGGAATATCTAAAATGAGCAGTTCTATAAACTATGATGATGTTATGATCGGTGCTGTAGGTGCTATTAGCGATACCATGAACTCTATGGATACAATCATACTAAACGATTCAGCAGACGTAACTCTATCAGGATTAAGTAGTACAATAATAGGGCCGTATACCTCTACTAATTATCCTACTTATGGTAACATTACCATAGGCTCTAGTGGCAGCGCTGGAACATTTTACACCACCAATGCTACAAGCACCCCAAGTTGGCAGACAATCAATGCCGGTAGTGGTAGCCAATCATCATTAAATGTAAAAGGCAATGCAGAGTTTGAAGGCAAGGTTAAAATCAACGGTCAGGATCTTGCAGAGTTTATGGACACAATATCTAAACGTTTGGCCATACTTGTACCAAATCCTGAAAAGTTAGAACACTTCGAAGCGTTAAAGAAAGCCTACAATCATTACAAGACATTAGAAGCCTTGTGTGAAATACCAAAAGAAGAAGAGGACAAATAATGTTAATATCAAAAGGCGCCAGTAGTGGCGATATCGTAAATATCAAATTAATCACTGGCGAAGAAATTATCGCTAGATTAGAAGAAGATACAAGTGAGCATGTAAAATTAAACAAACCAAAAAGCGTAAGCATAGGTGCCCAGGGAATGGGACTAATGCCATTTATGTTTTTGGGCGGTTCAGATACTATTACCGTTAAACATATTCATATCATTGTTATGATAGTTGCAGAAAAAGATGCAGCAACTCAATACGTAGAAGGAACTACCGGTATCGCGTTACGTTAAATACGTAATAGGAGATTAATTTATGCCATACGTACCAGGGTCATCAGCACACGGAGTAGTACACGTTGCAGATGTCTATCATACAGGAAATGTTTATATAAACAATACATTAGTTGCACTGTGGAACCCTCCCGGTGCAAGTGGGACCTTTGGTAGCGTCAGTGTTTCTGTGGCAGTAAGTTTGCCTTCAATAATTCAAGAAGCAGCAGCAGCTCAGATAGATGCATTGATCGCACATCAGGCTGCAAATCCAGGAACACCCGGACCTTCATATAGTGCAGAAGCACAGGCTGCGGGAGTTAAAGGCAATGCAGGAGCAGGGACAGTTGATGACGGTCAGGCTGCTTCAACTGCTACATCAGTAATTGCAACAGATGCTACCTTTAATGATATTTCAGCATTTTTAACTAAATGCCTTGATGAAGCTGCTCAATTAAAGTGGCGCGAAACCGGACAAGGCGGTAAACCTAGTAATCCTAACATTACAGGTATATGGCAAAATTTAGGTTATCCCAAGAGCAGTCCATGGACCACTGATCAAACTGCTTGGTGTATGGGATTTGTTAATTATGCATTAAAGAATTCAGGATACAGATATTTTCAAACAGCCAGTGCCGCAGCAATTACAACTAATCCAGAAAAATGGAACGCTGTCCAAGTTCCCAAAGATCAAGCACAACCTGGAGACATTGCATTTTGGAGCTATCGACATGTAAACATAGTCTACCAAAAAAAGGGTGCAGGGTTTACATTTGTCGGAGGCAACCAAACGCCCAAAGGCGGCAGTAATAATCCAGATGATGGTGATATCACTATTTCCTATCCGGGGGGTTGTCCGCCCAGCAATGCATCTTGGGTAAGTTGCTGGCGCCCAAGTAAAACATAATGGTTGACAAGCTGAGCAAAATACAGTATAATAAATACATAAAGAAGGTAAGGTAAAATGGTAAAAGGTAAGGTAAAATGGTTTAATAATTCTAAAGGTTTTGGATTTATTATTCCGGATTCAGGTAGCGATGATGTGTTTGCACATTACAGTCAAATACAAGTAGAAGGATACAAGAGTTTGAAACCAGATGATCTTGTAGAATTTGAAATCATCGATGGTAAAAATGGAAAACAAGCTCAAAACATTCAACTAGTAAAGTAAGGATTTATCATGTACAGATATACAGTTTGGATTAGACTTAATCAGTAT